GGAAACCGCTGCTGCTGCAAGTGCAGTTAGCCAGGGACCGGCAGAAGACGAGGCTATCAGCTTCTATGAGAAGGGTCGCCAATCAACAATCCTTACCAGCGCCCAGGGACTGCTATCGGATGCGGGTAGCGCGGTCTCCATGCTTCGTAGTCGGCGCGGTCTTGTAGGCCAGGGGCTTATCGCATGATGATCCGAAAGCCCAAAAACCTTGCTGGCTCGATGGGGAAGAGATCCTCACAGCCTGCAAAAATGAACAGACTTGCTTCTGTTGACCCCCTGGAGCGCCTTAACCAGCGCATGGCTGGTCGGACTGAAGGTGGGAATAAGCCTAAAAAGCGTAAAAGTTTAATGAATAGTTACGGGATGGCAGGATAATGGCTCAAGTATTGCCGATGATTGCGCAGTTGGATCGCAGATATAAGACACTGCAAGCGCAGCGTTCCCAATGGGAAAGCCATTGGCAAGAGCTGGCAGACTATATGTTGCCGCGCAAGGCTGACATTACAAAGAAACGGACGCAGGGCGACAAGAGGACAGAGCTTTTGTACGATGGTACGGCAGTTCATGCTGTTGAGTTGCTTGCATCTAGCCTTCACGGGATGCTTACCAGCCCTAGTACACCCTGGTTTTCTATGAGATTTCGTGACCCCTCCCTCCAACAGAGTGATGCGGCTAACGAGTGGCTTGAGACTTCGATAGATCAGATGTACCAGGCGTTTCACCGCTCTAACTTCCAGCAAGAGATCCATGAGCTTTACTATGACCTGGTGGTTTTCGGTACAGCAGCCTTTTACGTTGAGGGCGCAGACGATGGTTTACGCTTTTCTTCTCGTCATATAGCTGAGATCTGCGTTTCTGAGAACCCAGATGGCCGGGTTGACACTGTTTACCGTAAGTTCAAACTGACTGCGCGAGCTATTGCCATGAAGTTTGGCGAGGAAAACTGCCCCAAAGAGGTCAAGAAAGACCTGGAGAAAGACCCTTATAAGGAATATTCCATCATCCATGCCGCTTATCCGCGCCTGGAATCAAAGGGTCGGGCTAAAAAGAACAAGCCTATAGCTTCAGTTTACTATACTGCTGACACCAGGCAGTTGCTTTCTGAGAGCGGCTTCGATGAATTTCCGTTTATGGTCACTCGTTTCGTCAAGGATAGCGTTTCAACGTATGGGCGCAGTCCTGCAATGAACGCATTGCCCGACACTAAGATGCTCAACAAGATGTCTGAGACAACTATCCGTGCAGCGCAAAAGCAGATCGACCCACCGCTCATGGTTCCCGACGATGGCTTTATGTTGCCGGTACGGACAACGCCTGGCGCGCTAAACTTTTATCGCTCTGGCACACGCGATCGCCTTGAGCCATTGCAGATCGGAGCGAACAACCCGCTCGGCCTGAACATGGAAGAGCAGCGCCGTAATGCGATCCGCCAATCTTTCTTTGTCGATCAGCTGTTGATGTCGAATGGCCCAGCCATGACCGCAACAGAGGTGTTGCAGAGGAATGAAGAGAAGATGAGGCTTCTCGGACCAGTGCTCGGTAGACTCCAGGCTGAGTTGCTCCAACCCCTGATCTCTCGATCCTTTGCATTGCTCCTTCGGTCTGGGCTCCTCCCGCCCGCTCCGGAGGAGCTACAAGGCCAGGATATTGATATTGAATACGTTTCTCCGCTTGCCAAGGCCCAGAAGATGACAGATCTGCAATCCATGCTGCGTGGCTTCGAGGTTCTTCTGCAAATGCAGCAGGTTGCTCCTGTGATGGACTACCTGGATGATGATAAGCTTGTGCAGTACCTGGTGGAAACTACAGGTATTCCTGCCCGCGTTATCCGTAGTGATACGGAAGTTGGCGACCTTCGACGCCAGAGAGCGGAGGCCCAGGCCCAACAAGCGCAACAACAACAAGAGATGCTGCTCGCAGAGCAGGCTCAGAAGGCTGCGCCTATGGCGGAAGCGATCTCCACAGCTAGAGAGCGTGGTCAGATATGAACAAGGTAGAAGAATTAAAGTTAGCTTATCGTCGGACCTTTGGGACGGATGATGGCGCACAGGTTTTAGGTGATCTCAAAAAGCGGTTTAGCTTTGAGACAACCACTTTTGTTTCTGGCGATCCACATCAATCAGCGTTCGCAGAGGGTCAACGAGCAGCAGTGCTTACTATCGTCAGAATGTTGGCCGAAGAACGCAGTCCCGAACAGGAAAACAAATGAACGAAGAGACAACCCTAGACACAGGATCTCAAGAAGTCGCACAACCAGTTGCAATGGAAGCGGCTCCGGCTGAACCTGTTGCACAGCAAGAAGTTGCACAACCTGTTAGCGAAGGTAGCTGGCTCGATGGCCTTGATGAGGCTTATCGTGAGAACCCGCTCATTAACAAGTGGGAGACTTTAAATGATTTTGCCAAAACTCACCTAAATGCCCAAAAGCTTATTGGGGCTGAAAAGGTGGCGATACCAGGCAAGTCGGCAACGGATGAGGAATGGCAGAGCGTTTACCAAAGGCTAGGCTCGCCCAAAGATCCTAATGAATACGACCTTGATAAGACTGATGTTTTTGACGAGACAACCTATGAGTCATTCAAGAATACTGCTTATGAGATTGGGCTTTCCAATAAACAAGCTTCGGCCATTGCTGCGCATTTTGAGAAACAAGTTAACGATGGCCGTGAGGTTCTTGCCCAGCAGGTAGAAGAGGCCCGGTTCAACGGAGAGCAGGAATTGCGCCAGGAGTTTGGGCAACATTTCGAGCAGCGCCTTACTCAAGCCCAGGCGGCGGCTCGCACGGTTATGGGTGACACCGCAATCTTTGATGAAATTCAATTAGCAGATGGCCGCGCTCTAGGCGATCATCCTGCTATTGTTAAGACATTCTCTAAGGTGGCAGAAATGCTAGGAGAAGATGGTTTGGTCGGGGAACCGACCGATGTTGTTATGAGCGCAGCGGATGCGAAACAGCGTTACAATGAGTTGGTTGCAGCCAACACACCTTATTGGGACAAGTTTCATCCAGAGCATCAATCGTTTATAGACGAGGCATTGCATCTGCGATCATACTTTTAGTGGATAACCTTCTGGCCCACGCCGACAAGCTTGTGCGTCAAGCGGATTAACTGCCCTAAGCAGTAGCACGGCCCCGCCAGGGACAACCAAGCGCAGTAACATTAACTGAACAAAGCTAGGAGGACATCATGTCCACACAAGTAACCACAGCTTTCGTCAATCAGTTTTCGTCAAACATCCAGATGCTGTCACAGCAGATGGGTTCTCTGCTGCGTAATGCGGTGGATGTCGAAACAGTAAACGGCGAAAAAGCATTTTTCGATCAAGTTGGAGCAGCTGCTGCTGTTCTTCGTACAACTCGTCACTCAGACACACCGCTGATTGATACGCCGCACTCGCGCCGTATGGTCACAATGTCTGACTATGAATATGCAGATCTGATCGACGATCAGGACAAAATCCGCATGTTGGTAGACCCGACATCCACATACAGCCGCGCTGCCGCTGCTGCTATGGGTCGGGCTATGGATGATGTTATCATCACTGCCGCTCTTGGTGACTCGTTGACAGGCAAAGATGGCTCGACAACTACAGCGTTTGACACAACAAACAATCAAATCGCTGTTGGTGCGTCTGGCTTGACATTGGCGAAGCTGATCGAAGCCAAGGAAATCCTTGATGCTGGTGACGTTGATCCATCCATCCCACGTTACATTGCTTGTTCACCTAAGCAGGTCACTGATCTGTTGAACAACACGACTGTAACTTCAAGCGATTACAACACTGTAAAAGCTTTGGCGATGGGCGAAATCAATACGTTTGTTGGCTTCAACTTTGTCGTGACTAACCGTCTTGGTGTTGATGCAAATAGCGATCGCCGCTGTTTTGCATGGGCGCAGGATGGTATCAAAGTGGCTATGGGTAAAGAGCCTACAGCCCGCATTGATGAGCGCGCTGACAAATCATACGCGACACAGATCTACTATTGCCAAACTCTTGGTGCGACCCGCATGGAAGAGACAAAGGTTGTGGAAGTATTGTGCAACGAATAATTAAGTTGGGGCGGTTCGCCGCCCCTTCTTTAACTTGGCCTTATGAGCAGAGGTAAAAAATGACCAGTGTTGTTGACATTGCTAACTATGCCCTAAATAGCTTAGGCGCTTCAAACATTACCTCTCTTAACGAGAACAGTAAGCCTGCGCGAATTGTTAATCAGCGTTACGAATCTGTGCGAGACAGCGTATTTAGGGGCCACCCCTGGAACTGTTTAATCCGTAGATCCGAGCTTGCCAGGGAGACCACAGCGCCCCTTTTTGGCTACGCTTACCAATATGCTTTACCATCTGATCCATACTGCCTGCGTGTTTTGCAATTCAGTAACGGTTCAATGACGTACCCTTATGACAATATACGCAGCAACAATAACACCCCGGCATTTATCATAGAGGGCCGCAAGCTTCTTACGGATGACGGCACCGCAAAGATTAAGTATGTGGCGCGTGTGACCGATCCACAGCAGTATGACGCCGGGTTGATTGAGGTTCTGGCCTCTCGACTTGCTTATGAGATCGCGTATGCAATCACTGGCTCGACAACGGTACGCCAAATTGCGGCGGCTGATTACGAGCGGAAGTTAAAAGACGCAACATTCCAGGACGCTACCGAGGGCGCGCCCGAGAGAATTGAAGCCAGTGACTTTATCGAAGCGAGGTTCTAATGGCCCGTTCAGCTCCAGCGATCAGCACGTTCACATCTGGCGAGATCTCTCCGCGCCTTGAAGGCCGTATTGATATTGAGAAATATCGCTCTGGATTATCCGATTTAACTAACATGGTGGTGCAGCCGCATGGTGGATTAACACGCCGACCAGGGACTGAGTATCTTGGCCCGGTTAAAGATAGTTCTGTCAAAACACGGATAATCCCTTTTCAATTCAAAACGTCCGACACCTATATCCTAGAGTTTGGCGATCAGTACATGCGGGTTTTCCGCAATGGCTTGCAGGTCTTGAAGGGCGATGCAAAGACCATTACCGGCGCAACGCAAGCTAACCCGGTGGTTATTACGAGTAGCTCGCACGGCTACAGCAATGGCGATGAGATCTACCTCGATGGCGTTGGAGGCATGACTGAGCTTAATGGCCGAAACTATATTGTGGCAAACAGTGCTTCCGGTACATATTCTCTTCAAGACCTTTTTGGAAATGATGTAGATTCAACAGCCTACACGGCTTACACCTCTGGAGGATCTACTGATGAGATCTATGAAGAGGCAACCCCCTACGCTGCGGCTGACGTATTCGATCTGCGGTTTGCGCAATCGGCTGACATTATGTACTTTGCGCACCCTAGCTATGCGGTTCGCACTTTATCTCGCACCGATCACAACGCTTGGACATTTGATGTCGCTGTAATTAACGAAAATAACACACCGACTATCACAGGTGCTGACAATTACCCTAGCGTCGTTACTTTTTTCGAGCAGCGTTTGGTCTTTGCTGCGTCAAATAACAACCCTCAGACGCTTTGGTTCTCTAAAAATGCTGACTACTTAAACTTTCATACAGGAACTAGCGCCGACGATGCCTTGATTTACACCATTGCGTCTAACCAAGTGAATAACATTCGTTATATATCTGCAACGAGGGTGCTTACTATTGGTACATCTGGCGGTGAGTACGTCCTAACAACCACAAATAACGGCCCGATCACTCCAACAACTACGCAGATCCGCAAGTATTCTAACTATGGATGCGCGAATATCGAGCCGGTGCAGGTTGCTGACGTTACTCTTTTCTTGCAGCGAGGCAATAGAAAGGTTCGTGAGTTTAAGTATGTTGGTGAGATTGACACCGCTGGTTATCAGGCTCCAGACATTACTGTTCTAGCAGAGCATATTACCTCTGGGGGTATCCAGGCCTTTGCTTACCAGCAGGAGCCAGAGAACATTGTCTGGGCGGTTCGTGGTGATGGCGCTCTGTTGGGTCTAACATATCGTCGCGAAGAGGCTGTTGTCGCTTGGCACAAGCATGTTATCGGCGGCGAGTTCAACGGAGGCCAGGCCGTTGTGGAAAGCATCTCGACGCTTCCGACTGATACCGGCAACGATGAGCTTTACATGATTGTTAAGCGCACAATTAACGGCCAGACCATGCGATATGTCGAGGTGATGAAAAACTTTGATTTCGGCGGCTCTTCTGTCAATTCGTTTTTTGTTGACAGCGGCCTCAGCTATTCTGGCCCTTCTGTTTCTGCTTTCTCTGCATTGCATCACTTGGAGGGTGATACAGTTTCGGTCCTAGCTAACGGCGCAAGTCACCCAAGCAAGGATGTATCGGGCGGCGCTATAAGCCTGGATTTCTCTGCGACCAGCGCGGCGATCGGTTATGGATACACCTCAAGTATGCAGACGCTGCGGCTTGAAAGCGGGTCTCAGGATGGTACGTCCCAAGGCAAACCTAAAAGAATACACGGTATTACAATGCGCCTATTCGAGACTGTTGGCGTTGAGGTCGGAAATGATGCTGGCGAAATAGACCGCGTATTCTTCCGCGATAGCTCTATGGCTATGGATGAGGCCGTACCCTTATTCACTGGAGACAAAGACATTGAATTTCAGGGTGGGTTTGATGACGATGATAGGATATACTTACAGCAGACCCAACCCTTGCCGTTTACTATATTGGCCCTGTATCCACGCATGAACACGTTTGACAAATGATGGCAGTAACACTCACCAGATCGCACGTTTTACACGCTGCCAAGAACGCCACGAAAGAGAATGATGTGCAACTAAGCTTTATCCTAAATGCTTTACCTGCATTTACGGCCCCTGGCCGGGGCTTTGCATTGATAGAGGATGGTGTTGTCTATGCTGTTGCCGGAATGGCCGAGCTTTGGGATGGTGTTGTTGAGGCTTGGATAATACCCACTGAAGCGATCAAGGCAAAAAAGATTAAAACTTCACGCGCTCTTTGGAGAGAGTTTTATTCCATGTCTGAAAGGTTGAAGCCACGCCGGATGCAAACTTCTGTGCGGCATGATTTCACTGAAGCTCACAGGCTAGTTAAGTTCCTGGGCTTTGAAAGCGAGGGCTTGATGAAACAGTACGGGCCTGATGGACTTGATTACGAGAGGTACGCCAAATGTCTATAGAATTAGCCATTGCGCAACTGGGCCTATCACTGCTTGGCGGAATTAATCAGCAATCTGCTGCCAATCGAGCAGCGGCTGCGCAACAACGCATAGGCGAGTTTAACGCACAGATCATCGAGCGCGATGTAAACCTCTTAGAGAACCAGCGCACGATCATAAACAACAACACGCTCATATCTAATACGCGCAAGAGGCAACAGTTTCGCGAGGTGCAGGGTGAGGTTGTTGCCAACTTTGCCTATGCCGGGATCGACATTTCTGTTGGAACCCCAATGGCAGTTTTGCGTGAGAACGCCAGAGAGCTTGAGTATGAGATAACGGTTGATAAGTTTAACAACTACGTCACCAACATGCAGATCAATGACGCCCAGGAAGACGCCAAGCTAACTGCGCAAATGTCTCGCATGGAAGCTGGAGCTGGTGCAGCAGCGATGCGCGCACAAGGCACAGCAAGCTTAATCTCAAGCTTTGGACAGGCGGCTAGAATTGGTTACAATAGTAACATATTCGGAAGCGGAACGGCTCAGACCACCGGAGGTACAACGACATGAGGATACCGACATACACAGCCGGATCGCAAATGACATCGGAAGCCCCTGGTCGCAGCTTTCGGACTAGGGCAAGTGCGCAACCTTTCGTCCAACAGGCGCAGGCACAAAGTGCTATTGCCGGTGCGGTCATAGGTGAAGCAGCAGAGTTTACAGCGATGCGGTACAAGGCTGCGCGTGAGACGCAGATAAACGAAAAGCTTTTAGCGGGCGAAGAGGCGTTGCGTCAAGAGGCTCTGAACCTTTCAAAAATTGAAACGGGCAAGCTACGCAATGTCTTCAATGAAGGCGGTAAAGAAGAGGAAGGCATGTGGTCCCAGGCAAGCAAAGCCACGCGGGACAAGCTTCTTGAAGACGTAAGGGACCGGGAGTCCCGGCGCATTTTAACTGATCGCTTTAACCAAATGGAATTGACCCAGCGATTTTCTTTGCGCAATACGATCGACCAAAAGATTGAAAAAGCCAACACAGCCGCTCGCGCGGCTCGCGCAAACACGACTATGCAAAATCTTGCTGCCGTAACTTCTGCCGCTGAGTTTGATTTAATTGCTTCGAATTTCGGGGTCGATAGCGTCCGTATGGGCCAGCTAGGCCTGGGCAATCCAGAGGCACTAAAAAAGCAAGAGCTTGCAGTTATTACCGGCGCTGTAACCAGCAACCTAATGCAAGCGATACAAGACAGCGATACCCCCAGCCGGGATCTGGAGGGTATCCGCCTGGCGATTAGGGACAATGATCCAAACTTAGCAGGCAAAAACCAGTTGCAGCTTGCGTTGCTTCAAAAGCTTCCTTTGCAGACGCAGGCCCAGATCCTGCAATCTCTTGGCACTGGCGCTGGGTTTATTGACGCGGCGTCTGCGGAAGAGCAGAAGACCCTTCGCATACAAAAAAATGTTGCTAAAACCACCGCCCAACAAATCACAAGCTATACGGAAATACTCCAAAAGGGCGGAACATTGCCGGGCAATGGAGTTGCTGATCTAGCGAATATAGTTAGCCAGGTATCTCCATTTGTGGACAACATAGAGGCCGTAAAGCTTCAAGAGGGCTTGGCTGATCTGCAATATATCCAGGATCTTTCTTCCTCGATTAAAACTGTCACAAACCTTACCGATATTGATGGCATGATAATGAGCCTTGAGGCTGGTGATACAATGGACGGCCCAGGGCTCCAAGCCAGGGAGTTGCTAGGCTTAGACTTCCTGCGTGGTTTCCGTGCAAACATGGATAAGCAGCTGCAAAGCGACCCTATTGGGTTTGCTTCTAGAACAGGCGCTGTGAAAGTTGCCGACGTAGACTTGTCGCCAGAAACGATACAGCGAACGCAAGAAACTGGTGAGGATCAGACCGGCGCTCAAAAAAGGATTTTGGCTGCGATACAAACCCAAGGGCATTATAATCTATCTGGTCCTATTCAAATTCTTACCCCAGCTGAAGCTGCGGATTATGCGCCAAGGTTAAACACCGGCACGGCTGTTGAAAGAATGCAGGCGATCAATGATATTACTCAGCTGTTTGGAGATTATGCTCCTGCGGTTATGGCTCAGATTGCGCCAAACGCTCCGGTCACGGCGCATGTTGCAGGGCTTATGCAGGATGGTCAGTTAAACGAAGCACAGACCATTATGAAAGGTATCTCTGAGATTGAGGCGAATGGTTCGCCTCTTGTGGGTGCAGACAAGGCTTCAGTCCAAGAGGCTATGTTTAAGGTTCTAGGAACAGCTTTTGAAAACTTGCCCGGCGGTGTTAATGCAGATCTTAAAAAGAATATCAGTGACACTGCTGAAGCCTACTATGCGGAATCAATCTCCCGTCGAGTTAATAAAGAGTTTGACGAAGAGCTTTGGACCGAAGCTGTCCAAGCTGCGTCTGGTTATAACTCTCAGACAGGTACTGGCGGCGTTCAAGAGGTGTCCGGAGCGCCTACGCTTTTACCTTCAAACCGCAGCGCGGAAGAAGTCACCTATGCTATAGAGAATATAACCTATGAGGCTTTTAACGATATAGCGGCAGACGGTGTAATTGATAAAGAAGTTTTTGGGGAGTTCCAGGATCAAGTCTACAGCATACAGGTCTTAGGCAAAAGAAATGGCAAAATGGTTTACGGGCTTTTTGACGGTGAGTACGGGGCTTCAGAGTACGCCATGCTAACCGATGAGGCCGGCATTGACATATCTTTTACTATGGAGGACTTGGTGAACGCTTCTCGCGAAGCTAAAGGCACTAAGAAATCTAGTGGTTATGGGGAAGGAAAGAGCGAAAGAGTTATTATCGGGGATTTAGCGCAAGATCTGAGCAATAGTAATGTGGATCTAAGCGACATTGAAGGCGTACAAGACTTTGTACGGAAGACTGAGGGCAGTCTCCGGTTCGCAAAGGGCGGTGTTTTAAATATGATCCGAAGTGAAGCCGCGAGGTTGAGGGGCGAATAATGAGTAGCTATCTCAGAGATGAAATAAACCCAACTTCTTTTGCAACGGTCCCCAGGCGCGGCATGGCCCAGGGCGACTATGTCGAAAACGTAAAGAAGTCTTTTGACGCTGCTAAGATGCAAAGTGGATCTGCCGCTGAATTATATGTCGAGGACACCTGGGAGCCTATCGTCAATGAAATAGAAAGCATCACCGGCAAGTCATTTAAAAACCCTGGTTCCTATCTAAACCCTAATGTGCTTTCCATTTTGTCTGGCGAGGCTATGCGTGGTTACGGCAAGAGCCGATACGATTATGAAGCGCGGCAGGTTGAAAGCTACGTCCGTGCAAACCGTGACGCACTGCCGCCAGAGCTTGTTGTTTCTGTTCTTGATCCAGATCGTGATGGTGTTTGGGTCCAGGCTGCGCGTGACAAATACTTTACTGAGCAAAGCGAGTTGGCAGAGCTTACGGCTAGATCTCCAGGCCTGGGTAATGCGATTGCTAGGTTTGTCGGCGGCATGGCATTTTCTGCGACTGATCCCATAAACCAGGCTGCTATGTTAATTCCTGGCGGCGCTCTGACAAAAGGTAGAGGTCTTATTGGTCTCGCTTTCCGTGAGGCGGCTGTAAACGCTACCGTAGAGGCGATACAGCAGCCTGGTGTGGCTGCATGGTACAAAAGCTTAGGCTTGGAATATGGCTGGGAAGAGTTCCGCAACAATGTTGGAACGGCTGCGCTTATTGGTGGCGCGTTTCCAGTTGGTATCAAGATTGGTGGGGAGACAATTAAGCTTACTGCGGAACAACTCCGTCGAGGGGCACAGGTTCTTAGCGCGGCGTCTGGCGGTAAATCTAAAACTCAAGTAACCGCTGAAGCATTAGAGGATGTCTACACATCTGCCGCAGAGAGCACGCCACTGGTCAAAACCCAGGCGGCTGACATAGAACACAATGCAAGGCTTACAGAGGCAGAGATTGCCTTCAATAGCGGCAAGCTTCCCAAGGTATCTGAGATCCCATCCTCTCCTGTAGAGTTGCCAGAGAATGTAAACATGGCGACAAACATTGGTGGTATCGTCGATGAGTTCGACCCCAATGATATTGGCGTTGATGCAAAGACGTTTCAGTTTAAAGAGGGAGGCGACGAGTTTGGCGTCACCGATCGGCTCCAGGGCGTTACTCAATGGGACCCTATTAAGGGTGGCATGGTTACTATCTATGAGTATGCGGATGGCCGTTTATTCATTGCTGACGGACACCAGAGGCTAGGGCTTGCCAAGCGGATCTCTCAGCAAGACCCGTCACAAAATGTCAAAATGATTGGCTATCGTTTGCGCGAGGCAGATGGCATATCTCCAGAAGACGCTATGGTTACAGCGGCTCTAAAGAATATATCTGAGGGAACCGGCAGCGCAATCGACGCAGCAAAGGTTCTGCGTTCTAGTCCGGATCGAATTGGAGAGTTGCCGCCCAGGTCAGCCTTTGTTCGCCAGGCAACAGACCTTGCAAACCTAGTTGGCGATGCGTGGGGTATGGTAAAGAACGAAGTTGTTGCGCCAAACTTTGCGGCTATTGTTGGCCGGTTAATCCCTAATGATGAAGCCTTGCAGAAAGCGGCTCTCGATGTCCTGGCTAAAACAGAGCCAGCCAATGCCTTCCAGGCAGAGTCGATCGTGCGCCAGGTAAGAGAAACAAGCCTGGTATCAGAGACACAGGAAAGCCTGTTTGGCGATGAAGTACTTACAACAAGCCTGTTTATGGAGCGGGCAAAGGTTTTAGACCGGGCGCAAAAACAGCTACGCAAAGACAAGTCTTCATTTCAGAACCTCATTAAAAACGCCACGCGGCTTGAGGATGAGGGCAACCTATTAGCAAGAGATGCAAACCAAAGAAGGGCTCAAGAAGATGGCAAAGCGGTCGCGCTCCTCCAAAGTCAAGCGAACAGGAAAGGGGCTCTCTCAGACGCCCTCACAGCAGCAGCAAGAAACGCAAAAGAAACCGGCAGCTACAACGCCGCTACAACTAGCTTTATCGAAGATGTCAGACGAGCAATTTCAGCAGGCGAGTTTGACCGCGCAGAAGTTGGCGATGTTGGACGCACTTTCGATGCTCCAGATGAAATCGCGTCAATACGATCTAGCGCAGAGGAAGGCCAGCTAGACGCATTTGATGATGCGTTTGGTCAAGGGTCTTTAGACCAGGCGAGCCAGCTAGAGGGCGATGTCCTGGGCAGCGTGATTGCAAATGATGCAGCTAAGGCAAAGATCGGCAAGCCTGCTGTTATGCCCGAGGATCGCATTGTTCACTTGCAGGACATGGACCCTATCGAGAGCAAGGCGCTGGAACTGCAAATTAAGAGAGAGCAAAACTTTGCGGATGTCGATGAGATTATGGCGCGCGCAGAGCGAAATCATGCTGAATTGACTGATGAGATTTCTAAGGCGGCCAAGTTTGCTGGCGCAACGCAGAAAAAAGCGACGCTAAAAAAACGTGCTCGGGTCGAGGAAAAGTTGCGGGACAAGTACAACGGCAAGCTAAACAAGATTACAGACGTTGCGCGTGGCGGAATTAGTGCCGACACAAATGATGCAGCAGAAGCATTTTTGTCCGCACTGTCTAAGAGATACAAAGTAATTGACGAAGGTTACTCATTTACCAGCGAAGGTTATTTTGATCGCAAGCTTTCCGTTATATTCGATGATGGGCAGATTGGTGAAGTGCAGATCTGGCCTCCTGGAATGCTGGAGGCAAAGGTCGGCGGCGGTACAAAGCTTTACAATGTGTCGAGAGATCTAAGCCAGCCAGATGCGGCAAGGGCTCAAGCTGTTGAGGACATGAAAAAGCTATATGGAGAGGTTGCAGGCAATCTTTCCGAAAGCTGGTCGGCACTTATAAACCGTCAACTTCCTTCCGGCATGGACCAGCCAAGCCTGGTTGTCAGCGACTCTACCATTTCTCGGGTAACTTCTGGTGAGCGTGTGTCGGAAAGTATCTCGCCAGAAGAGATCGGGTTCCAGGAACCATCATCATCATCAAGTGACATCATCGCGCCTGGCTCTGTTTCAATTGCGGGTATGGACCCGTCCACTAGAAAAAATCTCAATGTTGATACCTCCGACACCGATATACTGCTAGAAGAGCTACAAGTCAACTTCAGAGAAGATACGCAGATCCCTATCGGTAGCCGCCTGGACGAAGAGACAAATGAGATCGTGCCGCAATTCCAAACATTGCGCGACATGAAAGATGAATTTGACCAGGATGTTAAGATGCTGGATCGTTTAAGAGGGTGCGCGAAATGAGCTTTAGGGAATGTATTGTTAACGCCCAGGCCGAGGGGACTATCACAGAAGCCCAGGCGAAAGAAGCGCGGGATCTTCTCGATGAGCTTGAGGAGCAGTATCAGGGCAAGATGGGATCTGGTCCGGCTTCTAGCCAAGCCGCGCGTGACGCATTTGATGCGCTTGAGCGGCAAGCCTTTGAGCGCAAACGCAAAAAGCTTTTAACTGCTAAAGCCTGGCAACAAGTCAGCTTTAATATGAACCAATACAAAGACCGGCTAGGTCGCAGCAACCCTTTCGCCGCTGCTGTAGCTCACCTTGAGCAAGATGGGATGTCTCGTTTCTCTAGCGTCACGCAGAGAGAAGACGCCATAAAAGGCATGGCGTTTGCTGAAATGAACAAGGTTCTTGGTACATTTCGTCGTAACCTGGTTGGAGAAGTTCGGCAAAAAGCCCAGCTTAAAAACATGACCAGGGAGATCTTTGGCGAAAGTACAGGGGATGCAAGCGCAAAAGAAATGGCTGCGGCATGGACTAAGACCGCAGAGACATTGCGCAAAAAGTTTAATCGCGCTGGTGGGTCTATTCCTAAAAATGAAAAGTGGTTTTTGCCTCAGAACCATCAAAGCCTAAAGATCAGAAAGGCTGGTTATGAAGATTGGAGAAGCAAGATCCTTCCCAAGCTGTCCCAGAATGACATGATTGACCAGGTGACGGGGCTTGCGTTTACACCGCAACGATTAGAATTGGCCCTTAAAGATGTTTATGAAACCATAACCACAGAGGGCGCAAACAAAATGTCACCTGGTTCTGGCGGGCGTGGTAAGAGCCTTGCAAACCAGCGCCAGGACCACCGCTTTTTAGTTTTCAAGGACGCTGATAGCTGGCTTGAGTACCAAAAAGAATTTGGCGACGATAATGTATTTGATGTTATGGTGTCCCACATTTCCAATATGTCCCGCGATATTGCGATGATGGAAGTTCTTGGTCCTAACCCAACGTCAACCATAACATTTATGAAGGACACGTTGACCAAACAAGCCAATATGGCAAAAGACAAGACGCTCGAGGATAAGGCAAGATCTACCGGTAAGCGACTCGATGATATGTATATGGCCGTGTCTGGCCGCAACAACTCTCCTATCAACAGCAAATTTGCATCGACAATGGCAGGGACGCGCCAGGTCTTACAGTCTGCTCAACTTGGTGCAGCGTCGATCTCAGCCGTAACAGATGTAAACTTTCAGCGCCTTGCCCGTCAATTCGCGGGCTTGCCACAAACCGGCATACTTAAAGACTATCTAAAGTACATGAGCCCTCTAGGGGCCAAGGCAAAGGGAGAGCTTGCTATCAGCTCCGGCCTGATTGCCGAAGGTTGGACTAGCCTGGCCGCTGGTCAGATGCGCTTTGTCGGAGATATGTCTGGCCCAGAAGTTACGCGCAGAATATCTGACTTTGTTATGAGAGCATCTTTCTTGTCGCCTATGACTTCAGCTGGCCGGTGGGCATTTGGCATGGAGTTCATGGGTACTGTGGCCCGTAACGCTGGCAAAACCTTTGATGAGCTTGACCCTAACTTCCGCTCAACAATGGAGCGGTACAATATCCAGGCTACGCAGTGGGACATCATTCGGCGTACAGAGCCTTATGACGAGAAAGGTGCAAAGTTTATTAGGCCAACAGACATTGCTGCGCGCACTGATATTGATGAATCCCTGCGTGACAATATCTCGACCAGGTTGCTTGAGATGATAAACACGGAGACCAACTTTGCGGTTCCTTCAACCTCTGTTCGCGGGTCTACATTCCTTACCGGCGGTACGCAGCCTGGTACACTAACAGGCGAGATGGCTCGATCATTCGCAATGTATAAAAACTTTGGCGTTACCCTGGTTAACACGCACTTGATGCGTGGGATGCAGTTGCCTCAATCCTCTTCTAAGGGCGCTTACTATTCAAACCTTCTGATCTCTACAACTCTTATGGGCGCTTTAGCTTTGCAAATGAAAGAGATCTCCAAGGGTAGAGACCCGCGTGAAATGGTTGGCGATAGCGAGGAGACCGCTAAGTTTTGGTTTGCAGCCTTTATGCAGGGCGGCGGCTTAGGTATCTTTGGTGATTTCCTAACTTCTGGCACAAGCCGTTATGGGTCGGGGATGGCCGAAACAGTAGCTGGGCCAGTTGTCGGGGCTGGTGATGATCTTCTGAAACTAACAGTGGGCAATCTATACCAGGCTGCTACAGGCCAAGATACTAATGCAGCTGGGGAGCTAGTTAAGTTTACACAAAGGTACACTCCTGGGTCTTCTCTTTGGTATGGTCGCCTAGCATTGGAGCGCGGGCTTTGGGATCAAATGCAGTTAATGGCTGACCCGAAGGCTCGGACCAAGTTTCGCAGGCTGGAAAGTAGAGTAAGAAAACAAACTGGACAACGATACTGGTGGGGACCGGGTGACACTACTCCTAGCCGCAAACCAGAAATATCCAGAGCGTTTGAATAGCTCTCTATGAAATGGATAAAATATGTGGTACTTTTTGCCTGAGATAAGGAATTGACATGACAGTATCGAGCAGCACAAACAGAGTAAGTTATAGCGGCAACGGATCGCTTGCAACTTTTGCGTATGGCTTTAAGGTTTTCGACCAGGACGATCTGACGGTTATCCTTCGAGCCAGCAACGGCACCGAAACAGTACAGACGATTGTAACTGACTACACTGTAACGGGCGTTGGGGATGTCGGGGGCGGCAACGTGGTTTTTGGAACCGCACCGGCGTCTGGCGTCACTGTTGTTATCTTGCGAGAAATGGACCTGGAGCAAGGGCTGGATCTAGTTCCCAACGATCCATTCCCAGCGCAATCGCTTGAGAACAGCTTGGACAAGTTGACCTTTATGGTTCAACAGCACGACGAGCAGCTTGGTCGGGCGATCAAGGCTTCGCGTACAAACGTCATTTCTGGATCTGAATTTACTATCTCAGAGGTAGATCGCGCGAATAAGGTTTTTGCTTTTGACAGCGCCGGTGACGTTTCGATCACTCAAGAGATTGGCGTATATCGTGGCGATTGGGCTGCTGGTGTAGCATACAACCCGCGCGATATTGTTAAGGACTCTGGCAACGCAAACATCTACCTTGCCAACGCCGCCCATACATCTAGCGGCTCTTTGCCGATCAGTACCAATGCTGACATAGCGAAGTGGAATCTGTTAGTTGATGCAGCGGCAGCGGCCACCAGCGCCACAGCAGCGGCTGCAAGTGAGGCAGCGGCACAGACAGCGCAAACGGCTGCGGAGACTGCACAGA